CACTCCAAGGAACATGACCTTTACGATTATAATTAGACATTACTATACAACCCTTGCAAGACAAACTACAAGCATATTGTACCATTACATCTAAATATTTTAAATCATATTTGCTTATCATTTTCTATTTTAACTCGAAACTCTTGGTGTATTTCATCTTGTAAAATTATCCTACAATAATTACTTATTTTCCTCAGTGTTTCACTCTGTGAAAATATGTGTTGTTGACATTTATCTAAATCATCATAATTAATATTTAAATTTCTATCTGTTACAGAATGGTATTTGTATTCTGCTTTATCCCAATCTTTCATTAACTTTTTTCTATTACTATCTGTTAATTCTTGTTTACGTGAGGCAAGTATAATATCTATCGTATTCATATTAAAATGCGTATTAATATACCATGATTTATCATTATTAGTAGTTAATTGTAGCAACATGCCAAAAAATTCTAATTGTGTTGGTTGTGGTTGATCCCAAACTTTATTCTTAATATTGCGTAATACTTGATTATGTCCTTCTTTAGAAGTAGGATATGTTATATTAATAAATTTGTAATTTTTAAAATATTTCCATATATCATCTTCTCTATAATGCGTAGGAACCACAACATATTTGTCTTTATCTAATGTACTAGCATCTTTATGATCATATAGTCTTTCTGGTTTAAAGTCAATACGTAATAAGTTTTGATTAAATATATCATCAACTTTATACCTATCACCTATTTTGCGCCTGTCTAATGTATTACATTGTTCAGATTTACTTATAATATAAGACAGAAATTCCCCACCAGCGCCGTGTGGATAACATACAAATATAAACTTTAATTCAGGTAAGACGAACACACTAATACTTATTAGCGTTTCTTACCTTGATGAAAAATATCATCTTCAGTTACTATTCTAAATTTTATACCTTGACGTTGGCACCATTTATTAGCAGCTTCCCACTTTGCGTGGTTCATTGCTACGTGCGCTTGATTGTACTTACTTTTACCAGCATGTTCAACCAATGTTTGGCTTTTGGGTTTAATTTCTATTAACTCTGCTATACGTTTGCCAGTCCTATCATTATATACAATAAGAAAATCTGGAACATATTGCGTTTGTTTACCTGTTAATGGATTTCTATAAGGTATTCTAATTGCCTCACTTGCCCATTCTGTTATACTAGGATGATTATCACAAAATTTCATAAAAGCAAATTCCCATCCACTTCGATATTTTGGATTTTTTGTTCCTACATATTTTTTAGTGTTTTTAGGAAGAAAACGACCTTGGGCATATTTTGCCATGACTTAAGCCAATATTGCTCGTTGAATATTTGTACTAACTAATTTAGCTTCTGAATATCCTAATATACTTGTACGATTTCTTGTCGTGTTTAACAAAATACATAGTAATGTATTAAGTTTTAGTTTATCTTTCACATCATCCAATTGTTTTACTAAATCAACTGGATTTAATCCTTGTTCTTTCGACACTTCCAATAATGATATTGTTAAATTATCAATTGAAGCTTCATCTAAGCCTTTACTTAATAAAAAACCTCGCACAATATCAAACTGTGCTGGGTCTACTGATCCTACTTTTGTATAATAATTATCAAAAAACTTTCGTTGTTTTGCATCAGCAGACATTTGATCAGATACTTGATCATCAACTGGAAAATTAGTATTTTCTACAAAATTTGTATATTCTGCCATTAGAAAGGTCCTGATCCGTCGCCGGCACCAGCGCCAGAAGCACCACCACCACTAGAATCTACATCGGCCTCAGCAGCTGCTTCACGGACAGACTGTTGTGCCCGTCTTAAAGTAGCCGTTGGGAATGAGTTTCCTTGATTTCTAGAAATCAAATCAGTAATTCCTGGTAATGAGTTACTTATATCATTTCTAAGTAAATCTTTTGTACTATTGTGTCTAAGTTGCTCACGCAATTGGAATGCGCCGGCGGCCGCGTTTAATAAATTTCCACTCTGCAGATTACCAAAAACATCTGTAGCTTTATCAAATATACCACCAGGAGAAAACAAGCCACCACCTCCACCTCGAGCACCACCAGATAGTACACTTCCGGATCGATCATAAAATGAGCCACCAAAATTCTCTACTGAGCCTGCTTTATTATCACCATAAACAATTGCATCATAATGTACTTGTATTGTACTTTCCATAGGGCCTGCACCATCAGAAACATCATGTGAACCATGCGAGAATGATGCTATAACTGGATTTTTTAAAGTATATACTGTTGCATTTCCTTTTGATAGAGAATTTATCTGTATTTCATCTATTAAATTTGTACCGCCGCTTTGAGCATAACTAGAATCCAATCCCCATGTCAAATCAGATGCTCTTTCATTATATGTATGTCGCTTACCACCAGATCGCACACTATAATTATTTTTAGTGCCATCATTTACATAATGTTGATATATACGTGCTAAAAAATTACGAACATTGTTATGATTGTCATCATGAAAAGTAATACTAATAGGTGCATAATCTACACCTAAAAGATTATATGCTTTTCTATTATATTGTTTATTTGTTTCTACTTCAAAAGTAATACTAGGCAGTTCTATAGTTTTAACCATAAAACTTATTTCAGCCTGATCTAATAGAGCACCTGCTATTCCTCTATTTAATTTTATATTACAGTGATAAAGATAACGAAACTTAGGCGCGAGCCTAAAGTTATCGTGGGTGAAGAGATTACTTGCATGGCGGTAATCTTTGATGCTATCTCCATGTCCAACACCATGCAAGAAATTACTTAAAAAGGAGGCCATCTAGTTTAACCAGTGGCTACTGCTCCTATTGTTCTTGGTACTGTAGCACCTACACCTTGACCTAGTGGTGTATTAAGTGCATTATCATACCTAATTGTTAATGTGATAGTTGCTGGTGCACTATCAGTATAAGTCATATCATTATAGTTTACACTTTCAATATAACAACCATACATTTCCCAAGTTTCTAAAACTATTGGTGCAGTTGCACCATTACCACCATCTAGTACTTCATACTTTAGTACAAATTTATAATCAATACCAGATACTGAACTCATTTGTTCAAAGAAATCGAACTGTTTCTGCATTTGTTCACCAACTCTGCGTGTCATTTCACCATTGACATCGTCACGCAAGTTAATTGTAACTGGTTCCCAAGTATGTTTACCCAATACATTAATCTTTGAGTTGTATACTTCGATTACTTGATTATCAAATGATGCGGTTGGTCGTGTAATATCCATTACATTCTTTGTAATCTCTGATCGTGGGGTGGTAACGCCAAAGTTTTCCAATATCGCTCTAAAGCGATATTTTAGTTTCGGCATCAATGTGCCCATTGATCCAGCACCACTAATTGGTACTGTAAATTTTGTTAATGACGCTACGGACATATTATTCTCCTATTGTTATCAATATTTATCTTATTCATGGGGCGGTTTTACACCGCCCCAATAATAATAATAGCATATTATAATTTTGCTATTTCACCTGTATTTTTAAGTCTTACTGGAATGTAAATAAACTCTAACGCTTTCACAGGCTCAATCGCTACGTCTACGTATAGTTCATTACGATCAATTCTTACAGCCGTGTTGTTAGATTCATCACATACAACCAGGTAATCATTAAGTGCTCGTTTCGCCATCAATTCATTACAAAATGATTCAATTACACCTTTAATTTCATTACGTGTAAGTTCATCATTAGGTTCAAAGATGAATGGTTTTGCCATGAGATCCAATTGACGTCTCATGTATGAAACAAGCCTTGAAACGTTAACTCTATCAATTGCAGAAGATGTCGAAGCGCGGGATTTATTACCGAAGTTCATTAAACCACTACCATTAATAAAGGTAATTGGGTTAATTCTATCAGCATATAATACATCACGTAGTCCTTCACGTACAGCAATACTCTGGAATTCAGCAGTAGCAGAATCAATATAACCAATAGCAGTAGCATTAGAAATTTTACCACGGTTTGTGCCTGCGGCGGCAAACCATTGGTACCCAACACTATCGTTATAAGCCATTGTGCGTAAAATCATGTGACTTGCTGGTACTACAATTGCATTACCTGCTAGATCACTTGAATACCCTGAAGGATAATATACACTCATGTAAGCATTATTGGTTACAAGACCATCTTCACCGTTGTCTGTTGCAGAATTAGAGTTTTTACTCCAAGTTTGCAAGTTAGCGGCGTTAGCTGCTAAACGTAGAGGAGAATCAGCAATAATATGTGCTGTTTCTTTTCTATCTACATTAAGTGTTGCCATGTTAGAAATCAACTCTGGATAACCTGGAGCGGCAAGTAAGTTAAACTGACGTTGCTCTTCTCGGATATCAGTATTTGCATCAATTGCTGACTTCATTGCGGCAACTACGACTTGACGCTGTGCTTTACGACCAGCAAACATAGCACCATTTGTTTTATTACCTGCGGCATTCTGCCAACGATCTGGAAAATAATCAGCAATTGAATCTGCTGGTGAACCAAAACGTGGGTTTCCTGCGGCATATGTTGTTGTGTTAATAGTATCTTTAGCATACTTTTTAACACTATATCCACTACGGCGTGTATTCCATAATAACATACCACGTGGTGAACTTGCTGGATTTGGAGCATCTGGATCTAAGAAATGATCAGTTAGTAAACTAACAATACTACTTGCTGTACCTGCACCAGTACCTGATACTGTAGCAGCTGCTTCAGTTTGCCACCTTGCATCGGCAAATAAAATACCATTACTTGATGTTTGGTCTGAAGTATCAACTGCTACCCATGTTGCTGTTTGATATCTATATAGTTTTGGAAAATTTTCCAAATCTGAAGTATCAATCCATAAATCACCATTTACAAGAGCCGTTTTATCGGATTGTGTTAATGGTGCGGATGCGGCGAACTGTGGACCTGCTGGATCTGTATTAGCTAAGTTAAAACCACGGAAATCAGGATTTACTGATCCGTAACCTTTCCAAGTTGTACCATCATGAATCATAATATCAGCTGCTAATGTTGTATCATACCAATAAGTACCATTTCCTGGATTAGTTGTTGGTTCTGTTGCTTTTGCTTCATATGTCAATTCTTCCCAGTTTGTACCAATTAAATCAGCATTTGGTAATGAATAAACATTAGTTAATGCATTAGTAATACCACCATCTGCTAATGGTGTACCTGAGGTATCACGCATTACTAAATCACCACCCTTAGCATGTGAAATACTTACTGCACCGGATGTTTCCACTGTGGCTGATACGTCGGTAATACCGGCAGCTGCTATAGCGGCAACAAAATCTGTTGCAGTTGTACCACCCAGTGTTACTGTTGTACTACCAATAGTAAATGTTTCAGCATTTACAAAACTTGGTGAGGTTGTAGAACCAACAATAACTGTTGCTGTGCTTTTGGCACGGCGATATGGTTTCAATGTTAATGCTTCTACTTCACTAACATCATGATCAGCAAACAATGTACCTACTGCAATTGTTCTTGGATCTGTACTACCTAAACCTGACGTTGCTTTAACAATTGTATCATAAACATTAACTGTTTGTGCTGTCCATACTTTTGTTGTTGCTGAATATGATTTAATAATCACATCAGCACCATTATCTGATTTATCTAACTTCATCCATGCACTACCTGATGGACGTGAAGTAGATGCGGCTGTTTCCCATGAAGGAACAGTAGTATATGAAGATGTTTGTGTTGATGGACCATATATGGTTCCTACTGATAAACCTAATGTTGCTAATGGAGTGCCGGCGGTATTAGCAAGAGCTACACCACCATTCACTACTGTACCATTACTTGCAGATGAACCAATAACATAAAGTTCAATCTTATTGTTAACTACAGCAGATTGAACACCTTTTTTAGCCACTGTACTACCATCCATTGCTGAGTTGATTGCTGAAACTACACCAGCAACGTTAGGAACTGCTGATAAATTGATTGCTATTCCATTAATAGTAATAGCATCACCTGATGCCATTGCTGGTGGACTTGATACTGTACCAGTAGCTGCTGGACTGCTTGATGCCCATGTAGCATCTTTAGTTGCACCTGAATGTGCAGCTGTTGTTGCTGTACCGTCGCCGGTAAGCTTCCATGTATTACTTCTATTTTTATAATATACTGCGTTACTTGTTGTTGTTGTAACTACAGCAAAATCGCCAATTGAGCCGAACGAAGCAACTGGTACACCACCACTATGTTGAGTGGCTAATGTTACTAATTGTGGTACCTTGTTTGTAAATGCTTGAGTAGTTGCATTCCATTCATGAATGCCCCATTTTGTATTTGTAAGGTCTAACCAGTGTGTTCCTGTAACTGGTGTGCCTGATGGAGTTGAAGCAGAACCTGCTAATTCACTCAAATTTACATTTGCTCGTAATACATATGCTCTGTTGGCCAAACCTAAGTATGAATATGCGGCTTGCAAACCATACTCGTTTAATTCGTAGCCATGTAACATGGTACCTGATGTACTTTTATAAAAAGTAGGTGTACCGTATGTTGTGGCTAATTCTCGTTGTGAAGTCATTAACTGAACTTTGTTAGCGTTTGCCGCGGTTGTTCCTGCCGCTGTTCCTGTACCAGAACCTTGTGTTTTATCCTGTGCTGATGCAACTAGGATTAAAGGCACAGTGCCTGGGTCAGATGTAACATACGCTGACTCATTCGTTACCGTAACTTCAACACCTGGAGATACTAAAGCCATAATATTTTCCTCTATGTATAATTTTAATTAAAATTAACACATCTATCGATGTATTTGATACTAGTATTTATTTCAATTTAGTAAAATACGCGTCGATACACGCTCACAAAGGGTACAGAAAAGGGTTCCATGAAATAAATATGATTATGAAACATGCTAAAAGACCACTATGTCGCTGTGGTATGCGCCCAGTTGCAGTAAATTATTATAAAAAAGAAATACCACACTATAGAACTCAGTGTGATAAATGTATACGACAAGAGAAAAAACTAGAAACAACATCTCATTCTGAATGGAAGGCTAGTGGATATACTAAAAAAACCCAATGTCAGCGATGTGGATTTAAAGCAGATCATTCTATACAACTAGATGTATATCATCAAGATGGGAATAGAAAAAATAATGATTGGAAAAACTTAAAAACAGTATGTGCTAACTGCCATAGAATTTTATATATTGCAGGGAAGGGATGGAAACAAGGAGATTTAATTCCAGATTTTTAATGAATAATAAATAATGTTATGCCTCATATTAATAACTTCATGCATCCATTACAGTCAAATTTACAATGTCGTCTTAAATGGTCTCATAGCACTATATTTTTAACTACAAATACTACTGCAAGTTGCCATAGAGTTAATCAAGATGTAATACCAGATAACTTCGATTTCCATAATACACCAGAAAAAATAATTGCTAGAAATAAAATGCTTAATAATGTATGGCCAGAACATGGCTGTGAGCATTGCAGAGTTATAGAAGATGCTGATGGAATGAGTGACAGAATGATGCATTCTACAATGCCACATGCTCCAGAATCTGCAAAAGAATTAAAAGACAACCCTGCTCAAGCTAGTAATCTTACTCCTACTGAATTAGAATTATTTTTTAGTTCTAATTGCCAAATGTCTTGTACGTATTGTGGACAATATTTTAGTACTACGTGGGAAGCTGAAAATAAGAAATTTGGACATATAGATGAATATCTGTATGGATTTGCAACAGATAATGATCCAGCCAATTATAAATCCAACTATAAAGGAAATGTTTTACAAGTAAAAGAAAAATTATTTGTTTGGCTTGATGAAAATGTACAACATTTAAGAGAATTATATATTTTGGGTGGGGAGCCTTTTACACAACCTGAAACTTTGGAATTGTTAGATTTCTTATCTACTAAAAAATGTCCCGAATTACAATTAAATATTAATAGCAATCTTTCATTAGAACCAAAAAAAATAAAAAAAATAATAGACAAATTACAAGCTCTGCATGATAATGGCAATTTAGGAAAATATAAACTTATTGCTAGTTTAGACTGCTGGGGCAAAGAAGCAGAATATGTTAGATCTGGCTTAAATCTCGAACATTTTGAGAATAATTTTAATTATTTTATTAATAATACTGATATGAATCCCAGTATTAATATGTGTTGGATGCCATTAACAACTTTTACAATGGAAGATCTTATTAATAAAATTAACACATGGCAAGAACAAATTGTTAAAGAAAACAAACTGAATGATACTTTCAGGATATTAAACGTTTCAATGATGCAAGCAGGTGGACGACCTTGTATACATCCTTCAATATTTGGTGCAGAAATTCTTGACTGGGGTTATACTGATGCTACCAATAAATTAGAAACATTTGGAGAAGAGACTCTAATAAACACTAAAAAATATTGGGAAGGCATTGCTAAAAGTATTAGAGCATGTGCTCCTGATAAAGAATTACAAAAACAACTACACAACTACCTTTCTGAATTAGATAGACGGCGTGGTACTAACTATCCAGCACTTTTTCCAGTAGTTTATGATGCTATACATTCAGATTCTTAACTGTTTCTTCTAAATCTTCTAAAGTTCCATCATTAATAATTACGTGATCTTCAATGCAACCTGCCCATGAAGATTCACTAGCATGAACTTCAGGATATGTCCGTGGCAACATTGGATTATAATGTGCTTCATCTTGGCGATCATTATCTTCAACAGCAGTATCCCACCATGGCGGATCTTCGCCACGTTTAACTCTAACAATTTTACCTTTTAAACGTTGAATCAACGCTATCTCATTAGGAAATCTACAATCAGTTATAATAATATTTTCTTTAATGGCTAATAATTTTTTCTCAAAACTTAATAACCAAATATCATCATGAAATTGATTGCGCCACAAGTCCGTGCCAACAAGTTGCAAGGCTACACGCGGTGTAAAACCAGGTTTATCTAACCTATCTGCCCACCAAGGATCTACTTCCTCCCGCCATTCTCTACTTTCGTGAGTAGTGCCTTCTAACAATTCTCGTTTCCAACCAAAAACACAAGCACAGGTATCTTTAAGGGAGTCAGCAAAACTGCCTTTAATCCAATTATTATGTTGTGCTAAAAAATAATCTGCTACGGTATCCTTACCACAACCCTTTAATCCAACAAGTCCTATAATCATTTTATTATTATAACATAATTAACCGCAGATTGCAAGTAAATCTACTTTATTTTTATAAATTTTATCTGGTGGAATTTGATATCCTAACGCATTTAATTTATATGCTATATTAGTATAAATCCACGGGTCTTCTTCTATAGTAATATTTTTAATCCATTCTTCTACTATATCTGTAGTCAAATATGGACGTGATTTAAATAAATTATCTAAAGTATAAAAAGATTCATTATTAATATCTTTAGTTTCTATAATTGTATCCGTTTCAAATGTTGCATCGGTTTGTCCACGAAAAAACATATAACCACCTTCACCAATAGCATAACTTCGCAAATCATTAAAATAATCACCAAACCCATTAGTACTTTCATGATGCCTATGAAAATATTCAGCATTTTGTTGTAAATCATCACACATTATTTGAGTAATATGTACACAATGTCCTAATTGTTCCCTATTAAGATGTAAACTACCACTAAGACCATCTAATATTTGGTTACGTATTGCATGTAATTGTATAATAGAACTACCATGCGTTAATACTATCTTCCATCTATTATTATGTGGGTATCTGTCACTATCTTGTAACCGTCTCCGTAAATCTTTTATAATTTCATCAACATACATATGATATAATACATTACTAAAATAAACATTTTTATCAACAGGCAATGATTCATGTGTCCAATATATGTCTGAAAAATAATGTTCTAAAAAATCATGCCCCCAATCTCCGCGTTGATGCCCACTTTCATTATAATATTTTACTTCAAATTGTTCAGGGAATTTTGTAATTAAGTTATATGCTAATTGATTTCCTTTGTGGCCGCTGGCGTATGCAATTACATAGAACTTCAATGGAGATTGAGTCATAGTAATATTTAATTAAAGAAATATATTAACCGATGATAAACGACATTGGAACACCGCCGTCTTCATAATTACCTAGTTGCAATACTAACTCTGCCATCTCTTGTTGGCCTTCTGCTTTTAGTTCTGCACCATTCATTGTTGTACCACCTTGTGGCCCAGCAATAGTTGAGAATTTAGAACGTGATTCACCCATTATTTGCTTACACATAGCAAGTGTATAATCTTCCATCCATTTCTTAGTCATATGATGTTGTAAAATATTTTCATCTGGTTTTTGATTATACATCCACATTAAAACATCTTCACCTTCATCACTATCTATTTTACGTACAATAGTTAATTTTTTAGTAACTGGATCAAATCTATAATTAATAAAACCACCAAACATTCTTGCGGCTGTTTCTTGATAGCCACTAAACATTTCATATGTAGCCAAGCCACCAACCATACCTGCTTTAAGCATATACATATTCATGTATCCTGCTTCAAATGGTTCAAAGTTGGAAGCACCACCACCTGTTGTGCTACCAATTGTTCTGCGAAAAATTTGTCTTACTTCCAAAACATTACTGTCTAAAAAGTAATCTTGCCTATTTTTCTCAAGTTTTATGAAGCCATAAGATTCTTCTACGCTGTTTGAACTTAATTGACGATATTTATTAATACCATTTTCTAAACCTACTTCTAAATGCTCGTTGTCTAATTCAACATCAATAATTTGAGCACCTAGTCGCAATTTGACGTTGTTAAACATCGCAGTTTTTAATTTAGTTAGTTCTTTACTTGCCATATATGTATTTATTAAAATACCTTCAGCAATATAACATCGCTATTAACTCTCCCATTTAGTTTAATACCTGTAGTTGTTAAATTATCTAAAAATTTACGCAATACTACTTTACCAGCACTATTAAACTCTTTAAGTGACTCTTCAGGTTTACGTAAAGTTTTCTGCATACTAAGATTAGTGTCAAAATCAGTAATACTAGTTCCTTTAATTCCTAACTCACCAGCACTAAATCCATTTGTAGAAACATATTTTCCAATCTTACGTGTTTTAGTGTTAAACACCCACAACTCTTGAGCACCTATAATAGTTTTAGGATCAATTGATACTACTTTATACTTGTCATCGTTTGCCTTATATTTTAATTTAGCGATTTGTTTTTCTTTTGAAGGTGCTTGTTTAACTCTAATTTTACGATTTGCTTTTTGTTTGTTGGAATGATGTAAGGCATCTTCTATAAGCATATTATAAAACTCTAATATACGTTTTATCTCCGCTTTTTTATACGGATATGCTTCTACCAATTGCTCATACTCGTCATCTTGTTCCACAGGGTTGAGCAAGGTATTAAAATCTGTTACTTCTTGCTGATACATAGCAGGTATTAATGCCGCCGCCTTGCCGGTAATCTCACCTATTAGCAAAGCGTTTGACATCTTGAAATCACTTTTAAATTTATTTTGAAAAAAATCATCAATCTCACCTTCCACGTGTTTACCAAGGAAATCATTAAGATTTAATTTCATACGCTCTTGTATGGATATCACAGGAGCGAGTTGCTTAACTTCTTCTTTTTCTTCTATTACTACAACATTTGATAACTCTTTTATTTTCTTTCTAATAGCCAATAAAAGATTATCCATTGGAGGACAACCATTGTTCAGCATTCTTGCTACAGAGCCAACTGTTGTGCCTATCTGCCAATCTTTTGCCGCTCTAATTTTTTTAATAGATTCTTTATCTACTATTTTCTGTGCTTCCATCCATTGTATTAGTGGTTGCTTGGAATGCTTTGAAGTATAATGATAGTTGTAAAAGTTTAAACCTTTATTAATTCTAATGTTGATATCTTGAAGTTGATCAGCTTCAATATCCATCAATTCACCTTTTATAACAAAATCATCGAATTTGGGCTCAGCAAATAACCCATCTTTCTTTTTAGATACTCGCTTTTGTTTCTTTCTTACCATAGTATTGCCTCATATATATAGTGCTAAATAGTATTATAACACAAGAGTTAGAAAATGCCAAGACTTTCATTATGGAAACCAACTAAAGGAAATGACTTTAAGTTCATGGATAACCGTATTCGTGAGCAGTTCATCATTGGCGGCACTGGTATTAATATACACAAATATATGGGTCCTGTCAATCAAGGTGACCAGAAAAAGGCTGATCAGCCTATGTACACTAATAATTCCATCACAAACATACAAGATTTATTATTTTTAGAGAATCGTGATCGAAAATATGAAAAAGATGTAACGTTCATGAAAGGAGTCTATAATGTAAACGATGTAGACTTTGATCTGAGTCAATTTGGCTTATTTTTACAGAATGATACTGTTTTTATTACTTTCCACTTGACTGATATGGTTGGCGTACTTGGAAGAAAACTTATAAGTGGTGATGTTATTGAGTTACCACATTTAAAAGATGATTATGCTTTAGAAGATGATAGTGTTGATAAAGTATATGAAAGTTTAAAACGTTATTACGTTATACAAGACGGAAACAGAGCAGCTGAAGGATTTAGTCAAACTTGGTATCCACATTTATGGCGTGTAAAATGTACTCCATTAGTAGACGCACAGGAGTACAGAGATATACTTGGTGATATTGAAACTGGTGACGGTGATGATACACTAAAAGAAATCTTAAGTGATTACTCTAAGAATTTAGAAATAAATGATGCTATTATAAAACAAGCAGAAGCAATGGCGCCATTTACACAAGACATAGTAGATGGACGCAGTGGTTATGATACAACACGCTTTTGGATTGCGCCAGGCGCAGATGATGGTTCAATATTACTTGTGTCTACTGACGATGCCAGCATTACAGTTGATGCTGACGCTTCTTCACCAGCCGCAGTAACTGGTGATACATATTATGGACGTCCAACGAAAAAACTAGAACATTACTTAGCAGGCGATGGAGTTCCACCAAATGGAGCACCAGTAAAAACATTAACTAGTTTTGTTACTAATCCAAGTAAAGGTGAATATATATTGAGAACAGATTATAGTCCTAATAGATTATACATTTACAATGGCAAAAAATGGGTACACGTTGAAGACAATGTACGTATGGATATTACAAATACAAGTACCAAATCAACGCACAGAACTAAACACTTTAATACTAAAACTACCGTTACATTAGCAGATGGTACTAAAATTGATTCTAGACAAAGTTTATCAAATATATTAAGTGCTAGAGAGGACAAATAATGGAATTCTATTATGATGGTCAAATGCGCCGTTATCTTTCTCAATTTATTAGATTAATGAGTCATTTTCAGGTAGAAACTGGTAAAGATTCTGCTGGGAATTCTGCATTAATACAAGTTCCAGTAAAATATGGGGACATTTCTCGTCAAGTAGCAACAATCGTTCGTAAAAATAGTGAAAATGCTCTTAATTCCGTACCCCAAATTTCTTGTTATATAACAAATATATCATTTGACAGAGATAGAATCCAATCACCAACACATATGGATAAAGTTCATGTCAAAGAACGCTTCTATAATAAAGATACACAATCATATACAGCAGGGCCTGGCGATAGTTATACTATTGAACGCAGTATGCCAAGTCCATATAGACTAACAGTTAATGCTGATATTTGGACAAGTAATACTGAGCAAAAGATGCAAATTACTGAACAAATATTTTACATGTTTAATCCAAGTTTAGAAATACAAACTACAGACAATTATGTTGATTGGACTAGTTTATCATATGTTGAATTAACTGAAATATCATTTAGTAATAGAACAGTTCCAATTGGTGTTGATGATATGATCGATATTGCTACGATGACATTTGAAATACCTATTTGGATTAATCCTCCAGCAATTATTAAACGGCTAGGTGTTATTTCCAAAGTTGTTATGGGTATATTTGATGGCAGTGGTGGTTTAGCAGACAGTGTATTAGATGATACAAAACTAATGGGTAGTAGACAATACTATACTCCGTTAAACTATGGTGTACTATTATTAAATGGTCAATTAAAAGCTTTGGCCGTTAGTGAACCAATAAGTGGCGAGACTAAAGAAGATTCAACTTTCGATCATCTACCTGTAAAATATGGTGATGATATTCCCTGGAAAAAAATCATAGCACAATATGGAGAACTAAAAGACGGAATTAGTCAAGTAAAATTATTAACTAAATTTCAAAATGAAGATACTGGTACAGATTTTACAGAAGTTATTGGCACTGTATCTTTTAACACTGTTGATGAAACCATACTTGACTTTACAGTAGATTCTGACACAATTCCAGCAAATACCCAAACTGCTATTAATGCTGTTATTAATCCACTAAAAAATACTCCTGGAGATGGATTGCCCGCGGCCACTAATGGACAACGTTATTTAATATTAGAAGATCTTGGCTCTACAATTAACACATCGGGCGGCCCAGCAGGATGGCCTGATGCTACTGCTACTGACATACAAGCAAGTAAATTTGATATTATACAATATGATGGTACGAATTGGTCAGTATCATATGATGCTAGTGCTAATAAAGGTATTCATTATGTAACTAATACAAAAACTGGTATTCAATATAAATGGACTGGAACTGATGATACTTCCGAATGGGTCAAATCATACGAAGGCGAATACTTAACTGGCTTGTGGTCTATTTCATTACTTCCATAACAAATTTTATATAATTATTAGTATGAAGCAAGTTACTGGAGCAGGTGGTATTCTCTACTGCCGCGAAACAAAACGATTTCTATTTCTATTAAGGAATGATAAAAAGTATAAAAATAGATGGGGTTTCGCAGGCGGCAAAGTAGAAAATGATGAAACAACTATTAATGGTTTAAAAAGGGAAATTTTCGAGGAAGTAGGACACTTGCCCGATATAGAGAAAATAATTCCTATTGAATTGTTTACTTCAAAAGATGGTCACTTCTTTTATCATACATTCATTTTAATAATTGAAGAGGAATTTATACCCGTTTTGAATGGGGAGCATTGCGGGTTTGCTTGGGTTACTATGGCAGGGTGGCCAGGCCCATTGCATCCTGGTGTTTTTTCAACCCTTAAACTAGATTCAATTAAAGATAAGATTAGAACTATAGTAGAAACGATTTAAATATCTGCTTCAACTACAAAATCCCACGTTTTTAATTGACGGAAATTACGACACCATTTCCATTCTTCAGGCATATCTTCTTCCATGCCGTCTGTTACTACTCTTACAAAATCTACATCATCATATGTGTCAAATATTCTTTTCATATTATTAATCCAAACTTGATCGCCTGGATTTTCATCTGCTGGACCATAAAATTCTGTACCAGCATATACATTATTATTCACTGTTGGATTAGTATTTTGATTATCAAATCCATATAAATAAATTTTCTTATGGCCGTGAAAGCAAGCAAGATATGTTGCTGTTGCGCCGGCGTTCATTCGTGGATCATGTGGAATAAGTGATACGAATTCAGGATGATCTAATACACTTTTTGCCCTGCCAAATACAACATTATTATCTGCATAGCCACTTTCAACTATTTCAGTTGCTAAATTAGGATGGGTTACTACGAGAAAATTTGGTTTCCAATCTTGATAAATTCTATTACAACCATAACATTGTCCTTTATATTTTCCGAAATGGCCGCCACCTGCTGTTGAAAGAAAACTTAACTTCATTGCAACACCAGAAAAATCTACTCGAGATTTGCCATTACCGACTACATATGCTACTTTTGTGTGATCAGAATTAGGAACGCTTTGAGGAATCCAGAATCTATCTTGATGTTTACGACCATTCTTAACTACAATGCCAGATACTACATATTCACCATCATAATCAGTAACATAACGATGTACCATTTTATTCTCCTTTCAATATTTATTCTGCAGATAATGGAGGGGCGAATTCGCCCCTCCATCAATTACAACTTTATTGTCGTAAACTTTTAAACTTATAGTCTACCTACAACAACTTCGATGATACCATTCGTACCGTTGAAGTCTTCTAGAGCCTTACCAATTACGGAACCCATTCTTGGATTTGCCTCTGCCTTTGCATACCCTTCGCCTGCGGAAACTAGCATATCACCCTTACGGATTGTGCCTGTTACCTTAACAGGTACTCGACCTGTTAGTGCTACTGGTACTTGTGTGCCCTCAAGGTCTGCATTCATCAAATAACCAGGGTTTGTACTTACTACACCGGCAATCCTTGAATCCATAGTCTCTGTGGACATTGTTACTTCAGCGTCACCGCCAAATGTAACAACGGTACCTGCTTCGTATGTTGCATCACTTGTATAACGTTCTGCCAAATCAGCATATTTTGCTGAACTGGAAACGCCATAAATGTTACGCCATCCGAGGGATGAGGTACCTAGGTCGTATGTTGCGTCCAATGTTGGAACAACGTGACCTGCGGCAGTTACAGTAAAACGCTCTGTACCGCCAGTGTCGAAGCGAATAATATCTTCGTCACTTGACTCTTCAACTTGAATTTTTGTATCACCGTCTGCATCTTCTAATGCGTTAACTGAAGTTGTCGTGATAAACTCACGAATTTCAATTTTATCACCGTTAGCAGGTGCGGCTGTGAATGTTATTGTTGTACCACTAATAGCATATGCTGTTGTTGGAAGTTGGACAACACCGTTGATGCTTACCATACAACCAGCAGTTGTCAAGTCCGCATTTAGGCCTGTGAACGCTGTTGTTGAACCATCACCAGTTGCTGTTTCACTTCTTACAATTGTAAACTCTGTTGTAGCACCTGCCCATGCTGAACCATTATAAAACTCAAACTTACTTGTTGTTGAATTATAACGGAACATACCTGCAACACCAGTACCTGGGCGTTGGGCTGTTGTACCAGTAGGCAAGATAAGAGATTCTGTTGAAGAACCCATATCAAGTACTGATCCCGCATTAGGTGTTGCTGTTAGCAAACCTACTGCGTCTACACTTGCGTCTACTACGAACATATTTGCTTGGTTGTCTGACTCAATACGGAAGTCATTATCACCACCGCCTTCGTTGAAGACTGCGGCGTCATTTACACCAAACGTTGTGCCATCATAAGTAATGTTTGCTTCTGCTTGGATAGCAGCTGTACCATTACCTGTTAATAGGCTGTTGGCTGTTAGGGATGAAGCACCTGTACCACCGTGTGCTACGGCTACGTCTGTAGCTTCCCATACACCAGTACCAATTGTACCAACAGTTGCTAGTGAACTTGCGGATGTTACTGCGTTTAGAGTATCAAGACCTGCTTCGAAGTATGTCTCGAAATCAGATAGTGCTACTTGAACCATAGTACCACCATCGTTAACTACCACGCGATCAGCGTCTGCCAATGTTGTGCTTGTTGCGGATGTTCCACCATCACTAATGTTAAGTTCAGCTGCTGTTGCTGTAACACCGTCAAGGATGTTAAGCTCTGCGGCTGTTGAAGTAACACCATCTAAGATGTTTAACTCTGCGGCAGTTGAAGTAACACCGTCAAGGATGTTAAGTTCAGCTGCTGTTGAAGTAACACCATCTAAGATGTTTAGTTCTGCGGCTGTTGATGATAACCCTAGAGTTACCAATTGTGCGGCGGCGTTAGCATCGTCTAACAGTGCTTTACCAGCAGTTGTTAGGTCATATGTTGCAGCTGCACCACTACCTGTCCACTGAATACCTTTGTCAGCTGCTGATGTTAAACCAGCAATGGCTGCCAAATCAGCGTCATAGGCTTGTACATTTGTACCTATTACTAAACCTAGGTTTGTACGTGCTGTAGATGCATCTGATGCACCTGTACCACCATGTGCCACTGCTACGTCTGTAGCGGCCCATGAACCTGAAGAAATTGCACCAACTGTTACCAATGAACTTGCACTTGTTACTGCATTCAAAGTATCAAGACCTGCTTCAAAATAAGTTTCGAAGTCGGACAATGCTACTTGGACCATTGTTCCATTGTCGTTGACAATTAAACGGTCTGCGTCTGCTAGTGTTGTGCTAGTTGCTGATGTACCACCATCACTAATATTAATCTCAGCTGCTGTTGCTGTAACACCATCCAAGATGTTAATCTCGGCTGCCGTTGAAGTAACACCATCCATGATGTTTAGCTCTGCGGCAGTTGAAGTAACACCATCTAAGATGTTAAGTTCTGCTACAGTTGAAGTAATGCCGTCTAAAGCATTAAGTTCTGCGGCTGTTGCTGATAACCCTAGAGTTACCAACTGAGCTGCGGCGTTAGCATCATCAAGTAATGCTTTACCAGCAGTTGTTAGGTCATAAACTGCGGCTGTTCCGTCACCAGTAAACTGGATACCTTTATCAGCTGCTGAAGTTAGACCAGCGACTGCGGCTAGTTCTGCATCATAGGCTTGTACGTTTGTGCCTATTACTAGACCCAAGTTTGTACGTGCTGTTGATGCATCTGATGCACCTGTACCACCATGTGCTACTGCTACGTCGGTGGCTGCCCATGAACCAGTGCCAATTGCACCAACTGAAACTAATCCAGTTGCGGAAGTAATACTGTTTTGTGCAGCTGTTGTAATTGTACCTTCGATATTACCGAAAATAACATTACCAACTGTACCAGAAACTACTTCTGAAGTTAATGTTGCATCAGGGACAAATGTAAATTTACTTACACTGTCGTCATAACCAAACCAACCGTTTTTAGCGGCTGAACCGTTATGCCAACGGAAAGCAACACCTCTATCCTTGTCATCATCTGAACCAGGAGCAGTATCACCACCAAGTTGCATAATTGGATCATCCAATGTTACAACTGTGGAGTTAACTGTAGTTGTTGTGCCGTTAACTGTTAAGTCACCGGAAATAACAACGTCACCTGTACCATTTGGAGTAAGTGTAATGTTACCGTTTGAGTCTGTTGAACTAATAACGTTTCCGTCAATACGGATATTATCAGCATTCAACTGACCAGCTGTAAGAGCGGTAATACCACTTGTGATAGTTGCATCTAATGCGATGCTAATATCATTATTACTTACTGTTGTTGTAATGTTAGCACCACCAGAAAAGTCTAGTGTATCTGTACCAACTGTTACTGTGTCATTGGAACCTGAGTCAGCACCAATTGTTAGTGCGGAGGAACCAACTTCATTATCTACATATGCTTTGATTGATTGTTGAGTTGCTAGTGCTGTTGCACTGTTGCTACCCATTGCATCCTCATCTAGGATGCCTGTTACTGTTGCGCCAGAAGCTAGTGTTAGATCCTGACTAATTACTACTGAACCGTCCGAGGCGATTACAAATTTATCTGTGCCATCGGAAATTTCGACAGTTACCATATTTGCTGTCTGTGAGCCTACACCTTTAACTGCTAATGTAATCTCGTCTGTTGTGTCCGCTGTAATTGTTGCACCGGC